GATCACCAATCAAAACTTCAATGGAAGGTGACTTTGACACTGGTAACGTTAGATACAAAGCAAGAGAAAGATACTCTTTTGGATTCTCTGATCCAAGAGGTATGTATGCTTCTGCTGGAGCGTAATAGCTAAATTCTGAGGGGCGATCTTCGCCCCTCACTAAAGAAAACTACTATGGGTGTATATAAACGTTTAAAAATATTAACTGAAGATCCTAATTGGAGACCACCCAATAAAGAAAGATGTTTAGAAAGAATTGAAGAAGGTATAAAAAGAAATGAAAAGATAATTGAAAAAAGCTCAAATGATACTAAAGTAGCTTTAGCAAAAACAAAATTAGAATTTTTAAAGACGAAAAAAGAAGAGATATCGAACTATTAATCTATGAAAAAGTTCCTCGTGACTATAAATGCGTACGATTATTATGCAAAATTTGACGTGTTATCAGAAGATAACGCTATTTCCCTTGAACAAGCTATAGTTGACAAACTAGGAGTAAATGATATAAAATGGGAACATGTTGGAGATAATACATTTGATTCCAACAAATACAGAATAACCTATGAGGAGGTTATCAATGATACAAGACCTATACAAACAAAAAAGGTCCTTGGAGTTGAAGTGGGAACAGGAGTTTCTGGCTGAGGACAGATACACTCTTGAAATGGTCAGAATTGATGACAAAGTTAGAGAGATCATCACAAAGATCAAGCTAGAAGAAGCAGCGATTGCCCACAAACAGAACACAGTTGAAGGTTCGGCTCCACAAGTTTCAGTAGCTACTTAATAAAAAGCTACATCGTTGGAAAAATCCAATCCACACTACGGGATCTCTTGCACTCTACTTAAAACTGTTGTATAAAAATCACACTATACATTTATAAAAACACAGACGCGTATAGTCGACGGCCTAGAGACTGTGTTTAAAAACTAGGAGGATAAAATTATGGCAAGAACTACATTTACAGGACCAGTAATAGCTGGAAAAGAACAAACAACTACGTCACAAGGAACTGATGGAGAGTTTAAATTACTTAACTCTACTAACGGAAAATTAGTTTCTTTAAAAGCATCGACAGCAACAGCTGCTGACGTAAGCTTTACATTACCTGCTTTAGACGGTACTGCAGGTCAAGCGTTAGTTACTAACGGAGCAGGAGCTTTAAGTTTTGGAGATATTGACCCTGAAGATCCAGTTGTAACATTACCATCTGCAGCAACGATTGAAGTAGACTATTCAACAGGAAGTCAGTTTGCAGTTACGCTAGCAGACAACGCAACTTTCAATATTACTAACTTTCCAACAGGTGGAAACTTAGTTATCACAATAACTCAAGATGGAACAGGTGGACGTACAGGTGCGTTTACTGGTTGTATTTTTCCAGGTGGATTCCCTGATCTTTCATTATCAGCAGGCGACATTGATGTTGTAACTGTCTATAATGATGGAACTAATTTATTAGCAAACATTGGTAAAGATTATCAATAATCTTAAACAATAATTAACTAATAAATTAAGGAGAATAAATTATGATAGATAAAAAGTTACAATTTGGAATAAGAAACGTAGGACAAAACCTTTGGTTACCAGATACGAACGAAAGATTTGGAGCCGAACTTTCTCCTTTACAAGGATGGTGGAGAGCTGATGTTGCCTCTTCTATAGTAACAGCTGGAACAGCAGTTACATCTTGGAACAATTTAGTTGCCGGTGGTAAATGGAACCTTCAAGGTTCTGGTTCTGGCCCAAATACTGGAGGAAGTATTAACGGTGTACCTGCTCTTACTTTCTCAGGATCAGGTGGTCAAAACTTATCTTCTGTTACTAGATTTAGTGTTGGTGTACCAAAAAATGGTAACTGGACTATAATTCAATTAGTAGACATAGGAACAGTTGATAAAAACAATGACACTCTATGGAACATGTTAGACGGTGACGGTAGAATTGCACAAGTACAAACAAGTAACTCTACTCAGTTTGATGGTAAATTTAACTCAAATGATTTAGGTATAGGAAACAACATTGATTTTTCTGGTAATCCTTATTCTGGTCCACACATACTTGTTACTGATTTAAGTAGTAGTGATAACACTGTTAGAATTAGAATGGATGGAACTCAGGTTGGTATAAGAACTGATTATACTAATAATATGGGTAATAGTGTACGTTTTGAACTTATGACTGCCGCAGCCGGTGGTAAAAACATGGGTGGTTCGGTAGGAGAGTGTGTTTTAGCTCAATGTGCAACTAATGGTTTTACAGATTCAGAAGAATTTATTCAAAAATGTGAAGGTTATTTAGCATATAAATATGGTTTACAAAGCCAATTGCCTGTATCACACCCATATAAAACACAACCGCCAAGAGAAGATAATGCTTCAGCTGGACAAGCAAACTTACCACCAACTGCAGCTAACAGCACAGTTACGTATACGGAAGGAACTGGTCCTTATACATTTAATGTTAGTGACTTTAATTACAACGACGGAGATGGTGATACTATGGTTCATGTTTCTGTTGAATCTTTACCAGGTACGGGAACATTATCATTGGATGGCGTTGCTGTAACTTTAGGTCAAAACATAACTACAGCTGATATTAATGCAGGTAACTTTATTTTTACAGATGCTGGTGGAAATGGTAGTCCTTACGCTAGTTTTAATTTTTCAGTGAATGATGGAACTGCAGATAGTATTATTTACAGTATGACAGTTAATGTCAATCCTGGAGGAGCATAATCAAATTGAAGGAGAAAAAATATGAGTTTTAAATCAGATGTATTTGCCCAACGAGTAACAGCAACAGGTGTTGTATTTACTGGAAGAACTAGACTTAGAGGAATAAGTGTTGCCTCTGATGGTGGTGGAGCTGGAAGAATTACTTTTTCAGACGCTACTGATGCTACAGTTCTTTTTGATATAGACATACCTAATACTGATGTATTTGCATTTAACATACCGGAAGACGGAGTTTTATTTCCTGGTGGAATTGAAGTAACCTTATTTACTAATATAGCAGCAGCGACTCTGTTATTTGATAAGTAGGAGGTCTAAGTGGCTAACACTACTTCAGGAACAACAACCTTTGAAAAAGGGTTTTCGATAGATGAAATAGTTCATGAATCCTATGAGAGAATAGCTATGACTGGTGTAACCGGTCAACAGTTAAGCTCTGCAAGAAGATCATTGAATATCATGTTTCAAGAGTGGGCCAACAGAGGTCTTCATTATTGGGAAATCGCAAATAATGATTTAATCTTGGTAGATGGTCAAGCTGTTTATACAATGTTTAGATCAACATCTGATGGTACTTCTGATGCAAATGCTATTTATGGAGTTGACGATGTTTTAGAAGCTTCATACAGAAATGCAGAAAACATTGATTTTCCATTAACAAAAGTAAACAGATCTGTTTATCAATCATTTGCAAGTAAATCAGCAAAAGGAACACCAACTCAATATTTTGTACAAAGATTTATTGATAGAGTAACAATAACTTTATTCTTAACTCCTGGTCCAAACGAAGCTGGTAATAAAATTAATTATTACTATGCTAAAAGAATTGATGACGTGGGTAAATATACAAACGATGCGGATGTGCCATATAGATTTGTACCATGTATGACTGCAGGACTTGCATACTATTTAGCTCTAAAATTCAAACCTGAAAGAGTGCAAGATTTAAAAATGTTATATGAAGATGAACTACAAAGAGCATTACAAAATGATGGATCTTCTTCTAGTTTATTTGTAACACCTAGAACTTATTATCCGGAGATATAATAGATGACTAATTTATCAAAAGGTAGATACGCATTAGCAATCTCCGATAGATCGGGTATGCAGTTTCCATATAATGAAATGGTAAGAGAATGGAATGGAGCTTTTGTACATATTTCAGAATATGAACCTAAGCAACCACAACTAGATCCAATTCCAACTCCTGGTGACCCACAAGGTTTACAAAACGCTAGACCAGATAGAACTGAGCCACCAACCTTTGATATACTTCCTGAAAATCCGTTTTCTACAACTGCAGGATCAGCTGTAATAACATGTAGTTTTCCAAACAGTGGTTATAAAACAGGAGATTTTGTAGTTTTTGATGAATTAAAAACTGGTGTATCGAACGTACCAGTTGAAGCGATACAATTACAATCTACTTTAAATGGTGCAATTACTGATATTGCTACAACAATAACTTTAAATGATGCAAGTAATTT